CACCATTGTATATGTAACTTGTATCAATAGATTTCTCTGTGCCAGACTTAACTGAATCAGATGTTGTTAATGTATCAAATGCTATTGTTCCGTTTGCCATTATGCTAAGTCTCCAAAAGCCATTCCATGTATATTTGCTGTGTCATAATCATCTCCATTATGCCAAAATGTACTAAACCAATATTTATTTGTATTACCTGCGTTTCCTGCATTTGGTATTATGTTTCCATTTACAGCATCACTACCCCAAGCACCTCCTGCACAAGCCCAATTGGCACTTGAAAAAGCATTTGTTATAGTTATTTCTGCTGTTCCAGTTTGTTCATCAGTAAAAGAACTTGTATTTAAACTATCTAATATTGCGTTACTAGAGTTCATTGAGAAATCAACCCAACTCTTGCACAACCCTTGTTGTAAGTTCGTTGTGGTAGAACCACCCTCTCCTGTAACAACAATGCTACCTGCTGAAGTTGTACCTGTTAAGGTGTTTGTTTTTAAGGTACTCATGCTAAGTCTCCTGAAATTTCTGCTGTTACAATATCCCAATCATCTTGAGCATAAGTATTACTACCACAATGAGTTTGAATTGAACCTGTTGCAAAATTGTTTACAGCAGGTCCTTGTCTTGCTTGTTGATTGTTAGCAGTGGTTTCATTGGCACAACCACCTGCAACAGATGAATAGTTAGCATTTGACATATCATTTGCTATTGTAATAGTGTATCTGCCTGAGGCATCATCAGTAATGCTAGTTACATTAAAACTGTCTCTTGTAGCAATAGTTCCACCACCATTTAAATTAATCCAAACTTTTTTTAACCCTTGTACTAAATTTTGTGTAACACTTGTGCCACCATCAGACTCATACACAGATGTATTTTTAATTCTTATGTCTGTTCCTAGTGAGCCACCAGTCTTACGTATTGTATCTACAAATATTTCACTCATATTGTTACGAGCCTTCCACCTGATTCTACTGTCAATGTTACACCACTTGTTATTGTAAGAGGTCCTGTAACGTTTGCATTTTCTGTTGCAAGTATTGTTATGTCTGCACCTAATGATTGTGCATTAGTTCTAAACAGTCCACCACCTTTAAAGTTACCTTTGTTTTCTGCTGCAGGAGTGATGTTACCACCTGCTAACTCTAGAAAATATACAAAGATATTGTTTGTCCCACTGGAAGGAGCTGCACTAAAAGTAAGAGTAGACCCATCAGGAATAGTATAAGCAGAACTATCCTGAACAACACCATCAACCGATACAAGTATATCTTGGACATTTGATATAGTTCTACCTAATGCGAATGTAGTATCACTTCCATCGCCATTGAACCTGACAACTGCAGGTGAGGCTTGAAAGTTTGCAGGAAGTGGATTACCTACATATCCCATTATGTAATCTCCATGATTGATAATGCTATGTCAGTTGCACCTGATGCAGTTAGTTTTAATACATCAGTTGTCTCCATTACAACTTTATTACCTGCTAGTAGTTCAAGGGATGAACCTGCAGGTATGGGTGCATTTGTAACTAACTCCACAGTTTGATTTGCTTCGTCATTACCACCTGACCTATTGCCTGTGTCTGATTCTATTGTAACTGTTGCAGTAACTTGACTTGTTGTTGTATTACCGAGCATAATTCCTAAAACAACTGTAGTTGTAGAACTTGCTACTGTGTAAATGACATCAGCACTTGTTACACCTGCTTTAGTTACAAGTTTAAATGTATTTGCCATATTTTTCTTTCCTTATAATTATACACTATTTGTGCTTATTTGTCAAGTTATATTTAACCTAACGCAATGGCAAGTGCAGTTGGGTCTTCACTAGAGAATCCTGCACTTGTCAAATATGTTTTCAAAGTAGTCAATGCTACTTGTTTCATAGTACCACCATCATTGGTTACTAATCTGTCTGCATCTGCTAATGTGATTGAAGAAGCAGATGTGTCACCATCCATGACATTTAATTCTGTCGCAGTTGATGTTACTCCATCTAGTATATTTAGTTCTGCAGCAGTTGATGTAATAGATGTACCTGCTATTTGTAATGTAGTTGCGTTTACTTCTCCACTAGAGCCATATATGACTGCTTTACTATTTACAATAGTTCCTGCACTAGAACCATCAACTAAATTTAATTCTGTTGCAGTAGAAGTGACACCATCTAATATATTTAACTCTGAAGCAGTAGAAGTAACACCATCTAAAATATTTAGTTCGGCTGCTGTAGATGTAATAGAAGTTCCTGCAATCTGTAGTGTAGTGGCATTTACCTCACCACTAGAACCATATATAACTGCTTTACTGTTTACTATTGTACCTGCAGATGAACCATCAACTAAGTTTAGTTCTGCAGTTGATGACGTTACCCCATCTAAAATGTTTAATTCTGCAGCAGTTGAATCCACTGCAGCTAGTTTTGTAAAATCAGCTTGTACTAATCCTGATACACCATCTAATAAATTTAACTCTGTCGCAGTAGATGTTAATGCTACATCTTCGTTTATCTTTGGACTTGTTAATGTTTTGTTTGTTAAAGTTTGTGTTGCTGCAATACCTGTAATTGTATCTGTAGTAGCAGGTAAAGTTAATGTTATATTTCCTGAAAATGCAGAGTGTGCAGGAGCTTGTAATCTTGCATAATGTGCATTTGATGATTCACAATAAAAGTCTACATAAGATTGAGTTCCTGAGTTTTTAATAGATATAGAACCTGACTGTATATCAATACCATTAGAACCATCTATTCTTACAACACCTGTTCCGTTTGGTGTAAGTGTTATATTACCATTTGATACTGAAACTATATCCTCGCCATTTACATCAAGCGACCCTCCCAACTGAGGAGTACTGTCCTCGGATATATTTGATATAGCACCTGATGTAGCAAGTCCTGATACGATTGCACTTCTTGTAATTTTTTTAAGACCACCACCTGAAGTATCAATCGCTATAAAAACATCATCACCTGCAACACTAGATATTTCAGATAAATCACCTACTGCTATAGAATTAAAGTTTGTACCATCTGCAACAAGTAAATTACCTGCAGTGTTTGTACCCATAGTAATATCATCACCTGCGACTGTTAAGTCACCTGTAATGCTTAGATTTCTGAAGCCACTTATGTCTTTATTTGAATCTGCTATGACTGCTTTTGAAGCAGATACTGTTCCTGCAGTTATACCATCTACTAAGTTTAACTCTGATGCAGTAGATGTAACACCATCAAGAATATTTAACTCTGCAGTGGTTGCAGTTACACCATCAAGTATGTTTAGCTCATCTGTAGTAACTGTAGCACCATCTAGTATCTCTAGTTCTGCTTCAGATATACCTGCAGAACCTATGGTTACTGTTCCTGCAAAAGTTACATTAGCACCATCAAATGTCATTGCAGTTGTACTGCCTGACTTGATTATTAAGTTACCACTTGTATTTGTAAGAGAAGCGAACTGTGTTCCACCATCTTTAAGTACAACATCTCCACCATCTGCATCTAAAGTAATATCACCTGCAGTATCTACAAGAACTGCACCATCTGCTACTAAGTCTAATTGTCCATCTGTACTTGAACTGATGTGTATTGCTGTATCTCTAAATTGTAACTTCTCTGAAGAAGCAATAAGTATGTCATCACTAAATTCAAAATAATCCTCATCTTCTTTCCATGTTAAAACACCATCAGATGTTTCACCATCAAATGTAACTGCTATGTCTGAACCTGCAGTGCCATCACCTATTGTGATTGCAGTGCCAAGTAGTTTTGTAATAGGACCACCTTCTGCAGTCGTACCATCGTGAGTATGTCCTGTACTCGCTGCAAAGGCAGCTAATAATTGATTAAACTCATCATTGGTATGAGCAGCAGTGATTGTATCGCCATCACTATACGAAGACTGTCTTGTATATGTAGCTCCCATTTATCTCCTTGCTCCTGTTTGATATTCTAACTGAAATCCTTTTAAAGAATATGGTGCAGTAGAACCACCATCATTAACTCTTAATGCAACTGCAAATCCTGAACCTTCAACAGACTGTCTCACAAGTGGTTGTGAAGCACCTCCATAAGTTCCAAAGTTAGTAGAACTCGCACCATAAGTTGCAGAGCCATATATCGCAGCTATGTCACTAGAATCTAATTCATAAGCTGCAGGTCTTGAAGAATCTTTTGCTTCATAATCATATCTTAAAAACAAGTCTGCATCTATCGTTGATTCAGGTTTAAAGTTTACAATGACACGTTGCATATGTTTACGTATACCTGCATCACCAAATGTCATGTCAGGACCTCTATATTTTCCTAATATAGCAGTTCCGTCAAAGTCATTACCTGATTCTTGTCTGTAAATGTATCCACCACTGTAAGCACCATGTAATGCAATTACATCTCCTGCAGATACAAAAGTATCTGTAGAAGCAGGTTTTATTCCTCTTATCTTAGAAAATTCAAATCTTTGACCCTTTAAAACACATATTACACCTTCAGTAGAATTTTCACCAACACCATCTTTGGTAAAGAATATTCTGTATTGTGTTTTATCAGGTATAACTATAGATTCAAATTCAGATGCACTTGATAAGTTATCATCAAATAAACTTTGTACATTAGAGCTTATAGTGCCCAATTCCACGTCACCGATACGTGCTGTACCTGCAATGGTACGCAACCCATCAGGACCGAGGAAAATAAGGTCACCCGCAAATTCTTGAATCGTATCACCATTTATACATCCTATATCTCTTGTTACTGCAGTTATAGCAAAATTACTACTAGACGTTCCTGATAATTTGAATATTCTGTTTTGACAAAATATAAATAAGTCTTCACGGAAAACTTTAAGTCCTGTTATCTCATCATCAACTTTAACTGTTCCTGCACCACTTCCCGTAGCAAAGTTATCTTCATCAAAAGGAACACTAAATACTAACTCTTGTTTAGCACCTGACATACCTGCGTAAAACATATGTTCTTTAAATGCAGTTACAAACTTTGCACCTGTTACTGCAGTGCTTACTTCTCCACCACCACCTGAAGATACATCTGTTGCACTAAACGATGTATTAAATACTGTAGGTGCATTTGCACCATCTGCTACAATTAATTTATCGTTCCCATCAAAATTAAATCGTTCAAAGTTATACTTACTTGCACTTGTTCTACCACTATCCACAGTTGTCCATGAAGAACCTGCAGGGTCTGCAGTAAATATATTTGTTCCTCTTGCTGCCACGACTTTACTTGCAAACGTAGCAACCATTAATACTTTTTCTGCAGAAGAAGAAGTTTGTGGAACAACTGCAGTTACATATTTACTGAATCCATTTATTCTTCTGTAACCACCTTCTATATCAGGTTCAAAGTTTTCTAGCTCTAATGCTTCACCCGGTTGCATCATAAAGGTAGAACGATTAAGAACTAATCCACCTTCACAGTTAAATGCTACAGGTGATACTTGAGATGAATCAGGCATTTACGTAACCCTTACACTTAAATCTGCACTACTCGTATAACCTATCTTTGGTATAAATGTAGACCTAACATATTCAAATCTATTTACTAATAAAGTCTGCATATTTTTTATACCTTGTTCAAATCTTGCAAAGTTTAATTGATACTGATTCGTTTCACCTCTATACTGATAAACAAAAGCAGTTGCACCATCTACTATTACTGCTGCAAATCTATCAGGTATAGTTGTTGTATCACTATGAGCAGACATATCTGTTGGAAAAGAAAAGAAGTCATATTTTAATGTGAAACCTTTTGTTGGAAAAGGATATAATAAAAAATTGTTATCAGGTGTTCTTGATACATATTGTGGTACACCACCTTGTTCAAATTGTGCCACTTGTGTATCATCACTATGAGCAGCAGCAGTAGTATCATTAGCACCTCTAGTTGCACCTGTAAATGTAGTGCTAGATGTTCCTGTATATGTTATTTGTTCATTGCCTATAAATATAGTGCCTGTAGAATCAAATCCTGTTGTGCTATTAACTGTAACAGTTGTTGCAGAATCTGTTAAAGAACCATCTAAGTTTGTTGTTGTTATTTCATCTTCTTGTGTTATGTAGCTATTTATGTAATCATTATAATTAAGAACATATAGTCTACCACCACTTGAACCTAAATCTGAATCCTTAACCAATCTAAATGTATTATAATCAACTGTCTTTGCAGTTGTGGGTATGGTATATCTCACTGTTCCCGGAACTAATGTTTCTGATTTTGTTGAATGATTAAAAGGATATTGAAATTCTTTTTGATTGATATATCTTACAGATTCATTAATAGCATTCTGTGCTTGAACCTGTATTCCTCTAGCATTTGAAAAGTTACTTGAAGTTAATTGAACTTCATTTAATCTTGCTAATACTTTATTTGTTAATGTTAAGTAACTTTCTGCCATTTATAATTCCTAAAAGTGTAGAGGAGCAAGTTGCCCTGCTCCCCTAGATAGTTATGCTAACTGGTCTCTATCGACCTCATCAGGCTTATCGTCTAATCCATGACCTGCTAAATCAATAACAGTTGCATAGACTCTGAGTCTGCCTGTAGCTGGAGCAGCACCTGCAATCTTACAGTCAATAGTGTCTGTAGCAGTTACAAACTGAGTGTAAGTTGAAGCTGCACTTCCTACAACAGTGTTAGTTTGACCATTACTTCCTGCTGCACAAAAACCTGTAGAGGTTATATCTGCACCATCAATAATGTCATCACCTGCCGCGAAGTCCATGTCAAGAGTACAACTGCCAGTGAATGCTTTCATCACTTCTGCACCTGCATTCAAGACAAAAGTATTCGCAGGGATTTCTAACACCTGAAAGATGTCTCCATCTGAGAAGCTACCACCTGCTGCTACTAATGCATCAATATCAAGGTAAGCCTCAATATTTCTCATCACATTAGTATTCTTAGATGATGGCATAGCCACGATAGAATCGGAAAATACACCAGTGGTATCTTTAGAAGTTAAATCAAAAGTTGCCATTTATATCTCCCTTATGCTACGTTATATTTAGCAGTTACGATTGCCTCAGGTCGAAGAATCTTTCTGCCATACATATGCATACCACGAACAATATCAGCGAAAGAGTCAGGGTCTCTGTATGTCTCTGTCTTATTGATTTGCTCTGCAGTAGCTACTGCTGAACTATGTCCTGCAACGATAACTCCAAAGTTAGAGTTTTGGTTTGCTGAACCTGTAGTACCCGGTCCTGTTCCTACTGCAGGTAGGTTATTTGACATATATACGTCAAAGCCATGTATCTTTCCTACAGTTAAACCTTGTCTTAGTCCACCTGACTCACCGAAGTCACCATTTAAAAGTCTTGAATCTTCGTCTTTTAATACTTCGATAAATGTTGGATGTAAGACTAACCATCTACCATCAGTGTCTACAAACTGTGTATCTAACAATCTTGCCATTCTTGCAATCACCTGTAAAGGAGTTGCAGTGGCAGTTGCTTGAGCAGTTGCACCCGGTAGTCTTGGAGCTAATGGGATAGAGTGGTCACCTGCACTTGATGTAGTGATGTTACCAAAGCTATCTTTTCTTAGCTTCATGCTAGTCAACAATTCATCTGAACCTGCAGTTGATACTGCTTTAGTTCCATTAACTGTTGAGTTTGCTGAACTTGCTACAGCATTATTAGATGCCTGTGCAAATCCTGACAAATAACCAAGTACGTCTTGGTCATAGTTATCTTTTAGTCTGTAACCTGCTCTGTCACTTGCGAGTTGAGAGAAGTTTACGTGACTGTGAGCCTCTTCAATATCGTCTATCTTGAAAGCAAAATAGTTTGCTTTGTCAATAGTCAATGTGAAGTCCTCATCGTCAAGGTCTTGAGGTTGCACGTTTGCACCTCTAGCATATTCCTTAACAGTGATTTCTGGCTCTTTTATTATTTTTACGGAATCACCCATGTTGGCAATCTCACCAAAGTAATCTGAATTGGTGATATTTTCAACAACGGAGTTCTTCCTGAAGGCTAACTGAACCTGCTTAGAGTAAATAACTGGGGAGAAATTACCATTAGGCAGATTTCCGTAACCTGCTGCAGTTTTAAATGCCATTTTTATCTCCATTGAAATAAACAAATGTATACGTAAAGTATACGACAGTTTTACTCGTCATCGGCTAATAGTGTTTGAGGTGTATGTTTAATAGCTACTTAAACATAGGCTCTTTCCTATCAGGTAGGCTTCCAAGTTTGATATGATGTGAGTTGTCCACGTGGAGAGGTCACATTTTAGTTATCTATAGTTATACCTATAAATAACCTTTTGTCAACTATTTATCTAGCAGAACCAGATATATCGTAGACAAAATTCCCTGAACGAATCGCTTCCATTATCGTGTCTGAATTTTTCTCGTATTCATCT